CAGCGGCCAGGCGAGCTTCCTGACAGGTTTCATTTGGTAGGAAACATAAGGAAAATGCCATTCCCGTTCTTCAGGAAAAGAGAAGAAGGGTCGCTGTTTATATATATAAGACTGGTCCGGACCCAGGAGCTCTGGATCTTCAGCAACAGCTGCTTCAAAAATTTTTGTTGACATTGGTATGGGAGATGATAGGTTCTAGATGGTAGCTCATTAAGATTTTCATTTGCATTCATTGCACATGGCTCCTGTTTCTTGGTGGGCTGCCTAATAAAGGAAAGGACCTTATGCAAACTATAACAGACTATTTAAATAAGAAAGATAAAGAAGACGTGAAGGACATTGCAAACCATGGCTGCAGCGGAGGCGTCAGTGGTTTAATCTATTATAACGAGACCACCAAATTCTACGATGACCACGTGAAAGAGATCTGGGAGATGCTGGAAGACGCAGCTGACCAGGAGGGTCAGACGCTGATGGAGAAAGTATACTCCATTACGAAGGATGAAGAGTCGTACCGGACATTTAGGAACCAACTAGTGTGGTGGGCCGTCGAGGTTCGCGCACAGGAGCTGCAGGTCGAAGATGCCGTTGCTGTTGGTCAAGCATTAAAAGCTGAGCAGGATGCATTACCATCGGATACCGGCCGATCCGAACCTGCCGTGAAAATTCCGTAATCCCATTCCCGTGATACAAACCTTAGTTTTTATAGTTATATTATTACTATTGGTCTCTGGCCCGGCGCGCTTCCTGTTTTGCTGGGCGTTGATAATATCATTATATCTAGCAGTAAATTAATTCTTGACTTATCCTCATGGGATAGCTATATATAAAATAACAAAGGAGTCATATGGACAAAGATAAACTAAACGAACTAACAGAACAATTCATGAAGAATTTTCCTGTTGAGTTCACAGCACTAAGAGGTCAAGACCATTGGGACTTTCATGACATTGATATGTTTCACAGCTATGCGTGTCATATAGGAATAGATTGTTTTGACTTTCACAGAAGAGAAATAAAAGAAGAAATGCCTAGTTTGTTTCTTGTTCCTTTTGAAAGAAAACTGATTACACCAAGAGGAAATCATTTTATTCAAATGGGAAAAGACGCAGGTGTGTTAGGAGATGATAAGCCTAATTCAAAATATGCAGTTGCATATATTGGGTGTAAGTTCACTACTACTCTCTCTAAAAATTTAGCAGTTAAAGTTATATCAGGTTTTCTTGATGACTTTAATGCTAAATACTATGCATTTATTTCTGAGGCTTGGTGTGTTAAAGCTAAGGGTGAGAATGTACCTATTAAGGAGTTAGAGGTAGCACCTAGCGAACACCCTGATAGAGAAGAAATACTCATGATAAATACTTCAGGTATTGATAACACTACTATCATGACGACTAAACCTATTAGGGAAAAAGTCTTAATACATAGTGAGGGTAAGCGTGTTGAAACTAATGGAGAGGACACACGAGAACAAGGTCGTTTCTCTAATCTGTTCAAAGAGATAAGAGCAGAATCAAAGCCTAACTAATCAAACATAAAATCCCGTTCCCGTTTCTAACGAAATTGGAATGGGGTTTTCTCTATATATAGTAGTACTCTGCCGCGGGCGCCCGCGGACAACCTCCAAGAAAGTCAAGTAAATCAAGGGTTTTTCAAATTCACATTCAGGAAGAAGCTGTGTGAAAATCCCGTTCCCGTTTCAAAAGGCAAGGTTTTGCTTGGGTTATTTAATCTATATAGATTTCCGCTGGCGCGCCGGCGATTTCGCTTCGGAGAAAGCTGTGGTTTTACTTGGGTTTTTGTGATATGAAACAGGTAGAAAGAGATGATGAGGTTATGAAAATGCCATTCCCGTAGCTAAAAGCTATATAAAATGCCGTTATTGGTCTATAAGAAAAACTGGCAGCTCGCTTCAGGATGCAAACAGCAACAGGGCTCGCCCGACCAGTTGCTGATCGGTTGATAAAAAAAATTAAAATAATTGAATTTAGTTCTTGCAATGGTCATGGGATTTGATAAGTTAAATATGAAAGGAGTATATAAATATATGTCAAATCAATTAATTGAATTAAACTCTTTAGTAATGACTTCTAAAGACAATAATGAAATTGTTGAGAGATTAAAATCTTTTCTTGAAAACCAAAAAAAAGAAAAGAGAGTTAATTGGCAAATGTTAGCTTGTTATTTAGATGGTAAAATATTTGAATTTATACAAGCGAACAAAGACAATGAAGTTGTTATGAAGTTTGCAACAGAACTTGTTGAAGAACTTGCTGAACAATTCAATCTCACTCGCAATTTATAAACCTAATCATTAACCTAACAAGCTAATGAAATGAAGGAAGGCGACCACAAATCGCCTTCCTTTTTTTTTATTCCTTATTCAATAGTGATCCTACAACCTCAAAAATCGTCAAGCCATAATCACGACCCCACCCCACCCTTTTAGCGTAGATGTTACTTATAAAAAGTCTTTAGTTGCAACCTACACAAAAACATTTATACTAAAATACTTATGGAGCTGGATCACTTACCAAGAGAAAAACTAGAAAAAATTAAAAAATATTTAGACGCTAAAAAAATATTACATAGCAGAACAAATTTTTTATACTTTGTGACTCAAGTTTGGCCCGACTTCATTTACAGAAAGGGTAAAAATAGGACCCAATGGGGCCACCATCAATTAATTGCTGAGAAGTTTGATAGAATAGCAGATGGCACTCTTAAACGACTTATTGTGAATATGCCTCCACGTCATACAAAATCTGAGTTTGCTTCTTATTTATTGCCTGCGTGG